ACTCTTAATCAAGCACGTAGTTAGATGACTTTCGCCATCAACTGTTTCAATTTTGCATCAAGCAAACGTGGCTTGCATCGGGATTTCTTCCATTTCTCCAATGCGTGAAGACTGACTTCCGTTTTTGGGAAAGCGGGTCTTACCACCAATGACACATCCAACAACTCATCAATTTCCTGGAGTTCACGAATCAATAAATCCTCTTCCTCAACAAATCTGGATTTGGCAATGAGGACGGCAAAACTGCATTCTGAGATATCGCCCCTGTCCAGTAATTCCCTAGCGTCATTGCCAACTGTTGTGTTTGGCAACTGTGCGGAAAACCATAATCCCGTCTCATCTTGCCTGACTTGCAGTGTGCCGCTAGTGGTTCTGCCCAGTAGGCGGCTATCGTCGTGGTCTAGATTGAGAGTGCAGTCGAGTTTCTGCATTGCCTTGGAAAAGCAATCGGGCTGCAATCGAGTGCGGAAGCCACCAAGGTCGTGGGACAACACGCCGAACTTTGCGGCGTATCCCTGTACGGTGTTTCCATTAAGTTGTGTATCAGCCGAAAAACAAATTACTTCTCGCAAAATTCCTCCCAACGTGCAATCACGCCATCTATCTCTTGTGCGGGATTATCGGATTGCACTGCAACCCTCAAATCCCGCAATGAATTCTCTATGTGTTCGTTTGGTGTATTTAGTTCTGCACCAGTGCTTTTCTCAATCGGTGCGAACATCTCCTTGGCAAGTTGCAAATGATTGCCGTACCAATCCACAGCCCACTCCATAAATGCTTCTGGCTCCTGGTGTTTCTTCCACGCCCTTTTTACAGCATTGATTTCCTTGCGATACAATCGATTTGTTGTATCGTCGATGATAGGAGCTAGATCGACTTTCTCTTTGCATGGAGTTTGACTTTTCGCAAAGGAGGTAGGGGCATACTCAATCCCCGCCTGAGTTGCCACAGGCATCATGTTGAGCGGCACGAGGTAATCGTCTCCACCCTCAATCCATGACATATTCTCTTTCTCCCTGATGTCGTTTGTTGAGAGCCAACCCCATTGTTTACCTGTTGCATATGCGGCATAGCGTGATGCTTGGTTGCCACGCTGAAAGCCATCAAAGTCCATTTCATTGTAGACAGTGGCTAGCTCGTCCTCTCGGAACAGCTTGCGTTTGCACTCCTGCTCCAAACGCTTAGCCCAAGAACTCAGCGTTGAGACATGATGATCGGTGTTGAGTTCCTCAATATTATTGAAGGTGCTTCTCTCCAAATGTCCGATCTTGATTGGAGACACTCGAAACAGGCGACAACATTCTTCTACTCCCCATTTCCTGGTTTGCAAGAATTGCATTTCCTCTGCTTTGATGCCTTGAATCGGCACATACTCCAATCCCTGATCCAAGATTGGTGTGTCGTAAGCGTTATCGATCCCAGTCGTCACACCCCGGAACGATCCTTTGAGATTTGCCTTGGCGGCATCCTGCAACTTGGCAGGGTGCTTGAGGTAGCCAGCCATGTTGGGATTTCTCGAATAATATTTGCCTGCCATCTTGTCGGCTGCCAAGGTGACACCGATAGCATTAGCGTTGTATTGGATTACGGAGATTCCGTTGATGCCGTCAAATGTTTTGCCAATGAAGTGCAGGATTTCATAGGCTTTGTATCGCTTCTTCCGTTTGCCATCTAGCACCTCATACACCAACTCGCCTTTTAGCCGTCTGACAGTGACTCTATCAGGATTGACAGGCCACAAAGCAACTGGCGTGAAATTAGCATCACGCTCGATGAGGTGATAGGAGTTTCCCTTCAGCAGCAAATCACAAATTGCTTGATACCGCCACGAAAAGGCAGTCTGGTGTGGATTAGGTGCGTCATGCAACAGGCGGTAGACGGGATGAGTGTAAGCTCGCTCACGCTTTTTCCCATCCCTGGAAAACGTGTGCCATGGAATACCAGCTATGTCTTCTGCGATCACATTGACGCTTGCCATAACCGCAGTCGATTGGAGTGCAGTTGTTTCGTTGACTTCGATGCCTGCATCACTTGGAGAGCTACCCCACTCTATGACATCGACGGCTCGTAGAGGGCCGTTGTCATGCAGCGAAGAATACTGTTCCTGATTGCGTTTCTTGAAAAAGGAGAAAATACCCATGCGTGTATCTATGCATCACGCATAGCTAATTCCGCCATCTGCAAAAGGCTCCGAGTCGTCGTAGCAGTAAACCGCAGTGGCTAGAGCTTGACAACTATCCACCTTCTCTTTGCTGGAGCGTTTGCAGATGCGGTAATTGTCGCTGGCATCGGTGACGAGTTGACAATTTGAAACTTGCCAGCGAAGGACAGGATGGCCTCCATGCCGTAGCTTCCCAGCTAATACCTGTCGTTCTATTGTTTTGAGGGGCTCGCTCATGTGCTGGTAGCTTTGTCCCACCTGTCCAACATCAATGCCATGTTCCAGGAGTTTGGGGCCGAAGTATCCCATCATCCCCCATCGGTCTACTCCAATTTTTGTAATCTTGTATTCGTCGCAAATATCTAGTATTTGGTGCAGGACAAATTCTTGATCGGTGACGGCACCTGGAGTGGTTCGCAAAAATCCTTTGCGAACCCACTCGGGATAATTGAAATCCTTGGTGCTTCGTTTCGCAACACGGTCTTCCGCAACCCAGAAAAACGGAATCACATTAAAGTTCCCATCTGGGGTTTTGCCATATAGGACAAATGCGAAGGTGTCCTCTACGGCAGCCGCATCTAGCCCAGCCACGTATTTGGTTTCGGGGTCTAGCAGTGGTGGCTCCGCACACTCCATCCAATCGTTATCGGACAGCCACGCATTAGATTTGCTCTGCCAGAGATTGAGATATCGCTTTTTGAAAATGGATTCACGAGCGGGAATGTGTTTGGCTTGCTCGCACTCTTGACGCAAAAAATCCAAGTCAGGGAAGCCGTATTCCAATCCTGGGTTGCACTTTCGCCATGTCTCCTCGCTAGTCCAATCATCCGATTCGTCTGCCTCAAATAGAATTGGCAGATAGTGGGGATCGTCGATAATGCCAGCTTGGACTTTGCGAGCATAACTAAGTTCTTCGTATGCTAGAGAATTTCGCTCTTCGCCAGCAGTCATCATCATGACAAGTAGCCAGTTCTTTCGTTTTCCGAAGCTTGTTGTGATTGCATCAAATAGCTTGCGGTTCTCTTGGCTCTGCAACTCATCAAAGGTCACGATGCTGGGGGCATAGCCAAGTTTGCGTTTTGGATCATTGGCAACTGCGGCATAGAGACTATGTTTGTGGGGGACGACAATTCTCTTTTTGCTGGGGATAATATCCACCAGCGATAGGAGATAGGGGTCTTGCTCAATGATTTGCTTGGCATACTCAAATACGATAGCGGCTTGATCAGTGGACATGCCGCAGGATAAAATCTGCTGCCCATGGCGTGGCAACCCTAGCAACGAGTAGATGAGAATTTGGCAAGCCAATGTGCTCTTTGCATTCCCACGAGGAATATATAACAGGCACTTGTTGTATTGGAATTTGCCGTCTTTGTCCCTAGTGCCAAATAGCTTTCGGATGATTTGCTCTTGGAAGGGGACGAGCTTCATTTTCTCGTTGCTGTGATCGCCCACGAGCGTCAAGTTGTTGATGAATTCGACTGCGTGTCTGGCATACTTGTTGTTGGGTCGCATACGGTATATATGCGTCAGGCAACCAGACCACTCCATTTGGATTTGGTGTCGTCATCTTTCCGAATCGCAACCGACATCCTAGAGCGTGCTGCTGGCGTGAGCCCAAATTCCAACAACAGTTTGCGGCAAGTATCGAGGTTCTTGTTTAAGACTGACACGTATGGAGACACCATGGGGTATTTGTTTCTCGGACTGATAATCACTTCACCGGACCTGCGGACATTTATTTCAGCATTCCGATAACGTGAGTATGCCGAGCAGTACATCTCGATTGAGGCACGGTCGGCACATGACAGGAGTCCCATCGACTCCAGCAGTCCGCACATCGAATCCCATTCCTCGGAAGCTATTGGATCTTCTTCAAGATAATCGGGCTTCGTCGGGTAATGCTCTGGTGCCTTGGGTTCCCGTTTTGTCCTGCGTCGATTAGACGGATCACCTTTGAGGTCGTTTAGGACTTTTGGTTTTGGGATTCTGCCTCGTGCCATGTGAGTATCTATCAGATGAGTAGCGATTTTATTGTGCAAGTAACAGAGAACCGAGCAGGTAATACCAAAAATCGATCTGCCGAGCATATTCAGTCTTGATCGAGATAAAGGCATCCTTGTCGTGGATGACCCCCTCAGTATTGACGAACCGACGCTCGTGAAGTTTGTGGAAGAACCACAGGACTGATGATCGATACGGAGCCAGTGTCGGGTATTCAGCCCAGTTGAAGCCTTCGGGAAAGTAGACTTCGACGGTCCTTCCCTTACTCGGTTTCGTTATTAAGCGTGTACGCAAATGATTGTGTTGTAAGTTGTTGTTTTTAATGGACTTACCATCGCTAATA